GCTAACATGGTAAATACGAAGCAGGAAGATTTAGCTTTTGCTTTAAGTAGCCACATGATTAATTATGTTTTTCATGAGGAGAAATTTGCTTTCTTTCAGAAAATGTTTATGACTTTTAGGAAAGAAACACCTGCCTTATTTCCATTGAATCTGTATCGTGATCGTTTACAGACTGTTTATATGGTGAAAGGGTTTGAATCTGTTAGTAGTAAAAATCAGAAAATTGATTTCTGGTCTTACTATTTAGATTAATTTCATGCTGTCCTCAACGACAGAAAACTTGATGCATATATATATATATTTGTGAATGCGTATTTGTCTAGGCTGACGTTAAAAGCCTAACCGTCCTGAGTAAGACGTTAAACTACTCATTAAGTCTGGCAGGACTTTAAACTGCCGGTTAATATTTTATATTGACGGTGGTGGTGGAGTAAAAATAATTAAAATTACTTTTTACGATCCAACTACAAATTATTGTGGACCTGGTTATAGTGACGGAAAATTTCAATCTTCAGTCCCTTATAACTCAGAAAATTCATTACCAACTGGAAACGCAGATTTTGGTTGTCAACATCACGATAGCGATTATTATTACGCTAACGGTGACTTTGATAAACTCGATATAGCTGATAACACATTTCTTTACAACACGTTTATTAACAAACCTTCAATAAAAGGAGCTTTGTATTCAACGGGTGCGAAATTAGCAAATAAAACTAGTCGAACAATACAACGATTCGGTGAAATGAATAATCCAACAACACCGCGATTTAGAAGTGGCGAGGGTAATGCTTCAGTACATCTTAATGTTTACCCCTCTCTTAGAGGGGACATTGATATGGAGACAACCCAAAATGTAAGTTCAGCGCATCAATCTTGTGCAGTTGATCCTGCTAGAGGAATGGTATACATTCCTCCAGGACACAATACACAGGAGGATGAGGTTTGGACTCCACATCGATATAGATCAAACCCATATAGTGATAAGACTAATTGGGCATTGAATTATATGAATACTTGGCCACATGGTAAGCGGAGATTCAAGAAGAATAAAGTCTTCTGTGCTCTGTAAACCTATTAACCGTCCTAGTGATGACGTTAAACTCACTTGTTGTTTACAACGGTGGATGGTGGAGTAAAAATAATAAAAATTTTTACATTTAATACAAAGATTAAAATATGGTTAAACAAAATCAAGCAAAACGCAAAGGACGACTTAATACGAAGAATATGCTTGCTAGAGCTAAGAAAAGTCAAAGCTTTTCTAGATCTCGCTCAGGTATGTCAAATGTTAACAATCCTACTTTTGGTGCTGTCAGCACTATCAATACTGCGCCTGTTGCTCTGGGTAATAGTTTGAGAGGTTCAAAAGCTCAAGTTATTTCCAGATCAGGTGACGGTATTCGAATTGTGGGACGTGATTTCGCTTTTCAAGCCGCAGCTACTGGCAATATATCAACCTGGGTTAATGTTGGAGGTTTTCCTCTTACACCAGCTTGTTTTGTATCTAGTACTCTACGGGCTTACACACAGATTTATAATAAGTTTAAATTTCATAAAATTAATGCTCATTATATAACCAGTAGTGCTACTTCCTCTACTGGTGATATTCTGTTTAGTGTGAGTAAGAATCGTGATGATCCGCCACCAAATGGCACATCATCTACTTTCCTCAACTATGCTCTTAGTGATCCTAATACAGTGATTGGTCCACAATGGACTAATCACACTGTTAGTTTCACTCCTACAGGACCTTGGAGGACTTTGGATCTTGGTGTCAATGCTGATATAAATGCACAAGCGCAAGGTGAAATCTTTTTGTGGAGTAAAACTACTACTACTGATTCACCTGGTTATGTTATCTTCGATTATGATATATCTTTTGCTGAAATGTCAGTTAATCCTAGATCGGGTATATTACCTAATCCAAATTTATTATACAGTCCTGTTTCTCTTGCTTTTAGCGGGATCGTTAATGATAGAATTGAAGCGACTTTCTTAACTACTTGGGTTGGTGGTACTACTATAACACCTTTGTACCTCACCCCTCAATATGCTGTAGGTGATGTTTATAAATGGGTAATTGACGCAACCAACAGTACATTTGTTACATGCACTGCGACTAATATGATGCAGTGCAATGTAGCAAATAATGCTGTTAGTGCTTTAACACCATCCGTTACTGATGGACTTGTTTTATACCTTGTAGCAGTTACTGCTACTAGAGTTGCAATATTACCGACATTACCACAAGCGTTTGCTTCTGATATTGCCGCTAGTACTATGACACTAAGAACGATTGCTGGTGCTGGAACTACAATAAATGGATTATATTCATATATTGGTACCATCAATCCAACGCAATTAAAACAACAATAGATTCTTTGAATCAACAGTCTTGTGAGACTTTAAATCACATAGGTTTTCTTAAAATGCTGAGTTAAAAGCTACCTAATAGAAATGAAAGACGCCAAGAATTGATCTTCCCC